CCACACTCTTTAGAACTGATGCGCAAGGAAATAATGAAGTACCTATTGCTGGATATGGTGCGGATCAAGATGGTGTAGTTAGAGAAATAAACACTACAAATGCAACTGCAGAAGAGCAGCAACTGTTATCAAACCCAACCTCATCATTAAATCAAATACGACAGAATCAAGTTAGGTCAACTGAGACAACTTTCTTTGGTACAACAGGAGGAACCCCGTCACAACAATCGGGTCTAAGTCAAGCAGGTGGCGGTAGTGGAAATGCTGCATCAACAGCACAAACACCAGATGCTCAAGGTGGAAGCGTTCCAACACAAAATCCAAATCAACCAAAAACTAGTTCTGGAGATGGAGGATTTTTAATCTATCCTCTTAAAATGCAATCTACTAAGCAAGATAGAATTAAATTTACTGCAGTAGAATATCAGCCCAGTGGAAATTTAGAAACCGGAACAATTGCTAACCAAAACAGACTAAACACTACCGGCAAAAAAATTATAGGTTCTGTTTTCTTACCAATTCAGGCAAGTATATCAGATTATAATAGTGTTGAATGGCAAGGTGGAAATTTAAATGAGATTGATAAACTTGCATTAAACACATCATTAAAGGCTATGAATGCAGAAAATCCTGGAGAGTTTGGAGGTGCATTTGAAGAAGCGGGTAAGAAAGCTGCTAAAGAACTTATATCTAATAAACAACAATTAAAAGTTTATTTAGCCCAAGAAGCGCTTGGTACTCAAAATCTTCTCTCAAGATTTGGAAATGTATTAAACCCCAACTTAGAGTTATTATTCTCTGGTCCTCAGATAAGACCTTTTGAATTTAGATTTCAAATGTCCGCAAGAGAAAAAGCAGAAGGAGAAAACATCAAAAAGATAATTAAATTCTTTAAGAAAAATATGGCAGTTAAAAAAAGTGAGGGTGCTGGAATATTTTTAAAAGCACCCAATACATTCTTTATAGAATATAAGTACAATGGACCAGACGAAACTCACCCTGGCATTAGTCTAATTAAAGAATGTGCTCTCTTATCTTGTTCTGTTGAGTACACACCTCTTGGAACTTATATGACATACCCAGACGGTACTATGGTCTCTTATACAATGTCATTATCATTCCAAGAACTAGAACCAATTTACGATGTAGATTACAAAGACCACCCAATAGGATACTAAAATGACAAAACCATATTTCAGACAAGTACCAAACTTTGATTATGTCTCTAGAAATCCCGGAGAAACATATATCTCTGAATATATACCTGTTAAAAACTTATTCAAACGTGGAAAACTAAGAGAAGATATTTTTGGGAATCTACAGTTTTTTGAAAAGTATTCTATTGTTGGCGATGAAAGACCAGATAATGTTGCTAATAAGTTCTATGGAGATTCAACACTAGACTGGGTTGTTCTTCTCTCCAATAATATTTTAAATATTCAATCAGAATGGCCAATTAGTCAAAATACATTTGATAAAGTATTGCTAGAAAAATATGGTTCTTATGAAAATCTTTATAACATCCACCATTATGAAACTATGGAAATTAAGAACTCTTTAGGCGTTACTGTTCTAGAGAGTGGACTTCAAATTTCACCAAAGTGGAAAAGCAATGGCAATTTTGTGGAATTTATCAATTCTCAAATTGCTGTTATTTCATCAGGTGATTCTGTAAATTCATCAACAACAGTAACAGTTTTTATGCTGAATGGCATTCCAAATTTACAGATTGGAAATCAAGTTATTATTGCTGATGTTGTAGAGAATGAATATAACGGACCTCAGATAGTGACAGAACTCTTATCATCAGATGGAAGTGGTATAACTGGATTTAGGTATGAACTTCCATCCGCTCCAATTATTGCTTCACCAACTCTTGCATTTCCTAGAAAAGAATCAGTTCTTTTTTATGTTTCTGAAGATTCCCTTTTTTCAGGCAACTCTTACTATTATGAATATTGGGATCCCGGACTTGGGTATTCAAACCTCATTCCCTCAATGAATTTTGTAAGAGAAGTTACAAACTATGAATATGAAACAAACTTAAATGAAGAAAAAAGAAATATTTTTATTCTTAAACCAAGATACTTGAATGTAGTATTCAATGACCTCGACGAACTCATGCCATATAAAAGAGGTTCTCAGCAGTATGTCTCTGAGAACCTCAAGCGTGGTGATAATATAAGACTATATCAATAACAAGAAACTCTTACTCTTTCGGTCCATCTTCTTACATAACCAGGAGACCAATGATCTCCTGGAATATATTGCTCACGATATACATCTCTGAAGCAAACATGGTTCGTATATGGTCTGTTATAATAATACACACCTGTTCCATGATTGAACGGTTTCCAAAACTCCTTCCAAGTTATGGCTTGAGAAGGAGTTGCTAAGAAGATGGTTGATAATAAAAGTAAAAGTTTCATCAATCTTCGGCAAGACGCTGGAAGTATGAAAGTGCATCATCTTCGTCTTCATCTTCCGCAGTAATCTTAGGAAGTGAAGGAGACTTAGAGCGATTATAAGATTGCTCCAACTCTTCTACAACACGGTCTTGAACTGAAGGTGTTTGAGAGAAATCTTCAAGGTCATCCTCCTGCTCAACAACTGCACGAGAACGAGTAGGAGTTGAGTTTCCACCCACACCAAGAACATAATTCATGCGCTTTTCAAGGTCTTCATAAGACTTGAATTGGTCTGCAGCAGTAATAGCAGTTAGAGAATACTCTTTCTTCCAAATTGCTTCCATTGCATCGTCATCATCAAGCAGAGGAGCAACACGATCAAACTCAGACTTATCGTAATTCCAGTATCCATCTTTCTTTACGATTTTGATTTTGAAGTTTGCACCTTGCCAGAAGTCAAAAGGATTGATCGGATCTTCATCGTCAAACTCAGGTTGCATAGCATTCAGAATCTTGTCAAAGATCTTCTTACCATACTTAAAGAGAAATACTTTACCCTCATTTGCAGGATTTGCTGGGTCTTTTACAACGTAGATGTTGGAATAATAGGACAGTTTACGCTTTTGCTTACGAACAGTTTCCTTATCCTTTTCACTACCACTATTCCACAGTCCACGATTGAATTCGCTTACTGGATCTTTTTGTCCGATAGTAGTCAAACTATTTTCAATATACCAACCACCAGGACCTTGGAATGCATGGGTATACATTTTTGCCCAAGGAAGTTCTTCTCCATCGGGTGCAGGCAGGAAACGAATCACTGCTGAACCTACACCAGTTTTATCCATCTCTGGTTTCCAGAGACGATCATCAGCACCACTAGAAGTGGTATTCATCTTCTCTACTTGCTTGACCAGTTTATCGGTCAGGGAACCAAGAGAAGATTGCTTTTTCAGATTTTGAAATGACATTTGTACCTCGTATTTGTTGGGATTTGGCCTTTGTGTACTTCGTTATTCTACAGGTCAGAACCCGTCTTGTCAATCTGTTCCTTCATTGCTTCAAGCATCTTTGTCATATTGCCAAAGATTACATTCATATCGACATTTGAAGGGAGACCCATCAGTGTGGCAGATTCAGAAATGCGTTGTTTCATTTCTTTTGCTTCTGGGTCATCAGATAAACTTAAACGAGTATAAAGAATTTGTTGTTTATTCAAAAGTTTTTCCATAAGATTGACATGATGAATCTTATCTTCCTTTGTCATATATGGAAACTTAAAAACGCTTCCATAGACTTCCTCTTGAAGTTCAGAAATTTCAGTCATCTCTGCTCGGACGACTTCGGAATTAAAGAAACTCATTTCTCTCCTAGAATTACTTCTTTTAAAATTTTGCGATAACTCAGTACATCTATATGTAGGAATGGAGAATACTTTTTTATTCTACGACTTACGGTTTCCCATACAGGGTCTTTGAGTTTCTTATCAAACTTATTCCCGAACAGGAATATTCTATCATAGATGACTAGGGTTTCCAGGCTAATATTCCCGCTCAGGAATTTTTTTAATAGGGGTGGATGTCCCTTAGAACAATTAAAAACATCATCAAACTTATTTTCTTCAAATAAAGTTTGAGATTCTTGCTTGAAAAGATATGACAGTGATTGAACTTTCTTTTGCCACTGTTGAAATCTTTCATCACCATCTTTCATAATCTCACCAATCCAAAGGGTCTCTGGATCGTTACATGAAACAAAGTTTGCAACAAAGAAATTCTCTACTTCCTTTTCATCTTTTTGCCTAGACATCTTTTCAAACCAGAATCTATCTTTTCTTTTATAAAAGGACTGAAGACTTGCTCTGGTTTTTTTGTTGTATGTAAAATAGTCGTATGAATTTTTTGTAAAGTGATTTTTTAATGCAAGATAAGTCTTGTAGCAATCAAAGGGCATCATTTAAAAAGTAATATAGGGAATTTTTTGCCGGAAATTTTTTCCCATAAAAATGAACTAAAATACCAATTTTGCACGGGAAGTTTTTTTGAGGAAGTTCAATTCCATTGCCTCATACTTAATTTTTTCCTTTAGTGGTTTGGATATAAGTTTAGGAACTGATTCCACATCAATGTTGTTTTGCTCGCAGAAATATATGATGGCATCAATGTAATTCATATCACCATTTATTTGAACAAGATTTTCAATCTCTTGTGCGAATTTAGATGGGCAGAAAAATTTATCTCCTAGTGCTTTCTCTAATTCATTCTCCATCTGACCTAGTATTGTGATGTACAAATTCTTTAATGTAGCGAACTAATAACTTAATATAATCTGATTT